TCTCCTTTCGCTTGGTCTCGATATGGTTTCATAATTTTCTCAATTTGCGCTTCAATGCCTTGCAGTTCATCCCATGCTGGGATTGCCTTTAACTGCTCGCCCAGTTTTTTCTTTTGCGCTAATAGAGTCTTTAGTGATTTGTTTCTAGCCATCTTATTTACCTTATGCTTTGGGGAAATGGGGCGCTAACGCGCCCCCATGTTGGTTAGTCGAGTCGTGATTCCGACCATGCATCGAACCCGTTTTCCTGCAGAGTCTGAGCGTATGCTCTCGCGTAGGCTGCTTTGCGATCATGCGATTGATCATAGCCCTGCACGAATAGCATTTGTCCGCCGCTAAAGCATTTGTCGAATCCGCGTTTTTTGAATTCTTGCAGTTTCTTGCCGCGCAATCCTTTCACTCTTACCCAAGCGAACCCGCATATCGGGAACGGTTCAAATACGCGACCGTCTTGGTCTTGAACTTGAATCATCTGCTCATCCGCGAAGATCGCTGCGCGATGTCCGCGTTCGTGTGCTTCGATTAGTGTCGTTGCTATTTGTTCTATTTCCATTTTTTTTCCTTGTTGGGCAATGACCCTTCGCCATTGCATGAATGCAATGTTAAACCATTGTAAACATAAAGTACACAATTAATTACACATTAATTAACACGCGATCGGCCGACCTCTTGCCTGTTAAACCATTGCCAGCGAGCCCTTGTGGCGAGCGACCACAATCTAACGGCCCGCATCTGGCGCGGGCGCGTGCTAGGTACCCTAGCGCGCAGACCCAAAAAAAGACCGCGACTTGTCGCACCCTCACCCCCCCTGTATGTGTAGACATAATAGTTGTCTGTATATATAACGTTCACCACGCACAACTCAGGAAAAATACCAATTGGCTAACCTGTCGCACCTGTCTGAGTCGCAGATGAAGGAGATCCTTCAGTTGCAGGAGCGTTTAGATCTTTTGAATGCGCGTGAGTCGTGTCGTGATTCGTTCATGGAGTACATACGGCACATCTGGCCTAGCTTTATTGAGGGTGAGCACCATCGATTGATCGCGGACAAGCTGACCCGTGTGGCGAAGGGAGAGTTGAAGCGGTTGATTGTGAACATGCCGCCCCGTCATACGAAGAGTGAGTTCGCTTCTATTTACTTTCCTAGCTGGATGATGGGACTCAAGCCTGATTTGAAGATCATGCAGACCACTCACACGGCTGATTTGTCGATTAATTTTGGCCGTAAGGTCAGGAACCTTATGGATACTGATGAATATAAGGGTATTTTTCCTGAAGCTTCCTTGGCGGCAGACTCAAAAAGTGCTGGTAAGTGGCAGACCGGGGGAGGGGGTGAATATTTTGCAGCGGGTGTAGGTGGTGCCATAGCGGGTAGGGGTGCGGATTTGTTGATTATTGACGATCCGCACTCTGAGCAGGACGCGATGAGCTTGCCGTTGTTGGATTCTTGTTACGAGTGGTACACATCTGGGCCTAGGCAGCGTTTACAGCCTGGTGGGACGATTGTAATTGTGATGACTAGGTGGTCTACGGCTGATTTGACGGGAAGATTGTTGAATCGGCAGACGGAAAATAACGCGGATCAGTGGGAAGTTGTGGAATTGCCTGCAATTTTTGAGGATTCGGGCAATGTTTTGTGGCCTGAGTTCTGGAAGAGAGAGGAATTGGATGCTGTTAAGGCGTCGATTCCTGTTGCGAAGTGGAATGCGCAGTATCAGCAGAATCCTACTTCGGAAGAGGGTGCGATTATCAAGCGTGAGTGGTGGAATTTGTGGGAGAAGGACGATCCACCGCCATGTTCTTACATTATTCAGAGTTATGACACCGCGTTTAGTAAGAAGGAGACTGCGGATTACAGTGCGATCACGACTTGGGGTGTATTTACGCCTTCTGATGGTGCTGGAGAGGCGATTATTTTGCTGGATGCGCAGAAGGGTCGTTGGGATTTCCCTGAATTGAAGGCGGTTGCGCAGGAGCAGTACAACGAGTTTGAGCCAGATATGGTTTTGATTGAGGCTCAGGCGAGTGGTACGCCGTTGACGCATGAATTGAGGGCGATGGGGATCCCGGTGGTGAATTATAGGCCGTCACGGGGTAACGATAAGATGACTCGCGTTCATGCGGTGAGTCCTGTGTTTGAGGCGGGCATGGTATGGGCACCTGATCATGTATTTGCGGATGAGGTGATTGAGGAGTGTGCGGCATTTCCGTTTGCACCGCACGATGATTATGTAGACACTACGACGCAGGCGATATTAAGATTCAGGCAAGGTAACTTCATTAATCTTTATTCTGACGAGGAGGAAGAGGAAGTGTACCGAGCGAAGCGCGCGTATTACTGATCAAGGAGATCTCTGATGCTAAAGCCAAAAAAGTTGAGAAGGGCCGCACGAAGTGTAGGCAAAGCGATTGAAGAGGGTTTGGAAAGAGTTGGTACTGCCACCACACGAGGCGCGACTCGACAGAAGGGCAGAAGAAGGAACGTAGTTACCAAAAATGATCCTAAGACAGGAAAGTTAATAAATATTACCAGGGGTCAAAGAGTACGCCGTGGAGCAGGTGTGACTGCTGCAGGTGCTGGCGCAGGTGCTGCTGGCATTGCAGCGGCATCTGGAAGTGAAAAGCCAAAAGCCAAGGCCAAGCCTTCAAGACGCGGCCCATCGTTGGAAGAGGCGGGTGCTAAAATAAAGAAATCCAAAGAGGCTTTTGAGCGTCGTAAGCGCAGTAATCGTCAAGCAGAGTCGGCAATGAGGTCGGTTCAAAAGTCTAGGGCCTTGGGTGAGGCTGCGGCAAGAGACCCGAAGGCTACCAAGCCTATGAGTCCCAGAACGCCTCCTACGTCTTCTGTGAAGCAAGAGCGCGAAAAAGCGCCTAAGACCAGAGTTGCTGTTGAAAGGCCAACGGCTCCGAAGGTTGAGGTAAAGCCGAAAGTGGTTCGTCGTGCGTATGCAACGCCAAAGAGCAATCGCAAGTTAGTTGAAAAAGAGAAAGCCGCAAAGCGTTCTGCTGCTAGATCTGAATCAAGGGCAAAGAATTTTAATGTTGGCGTAAGTAAGGGCGGCGTTTCTTTCAAAGAGGCGTTTCGTCATTTTCGTAACAAAGGCGCAAAAACATTTACTTGGAATGGGAAGAAGTACACTACAGAACTTGCAAAGAAAGCAGGCGGAGGCATGATGAAGAAGAAGGGTATGTCGAAAGGCGGAGCCATGAAGAAGAAAGGCATGGCGATGGGTGGCGCGATGAAGAAAAAGGGCATGGCCATGGGCGGTGCTATGAAGAAGAAGGGTATGGCCATGGGTGGGGCCATGAAGAAGAAGGGGATGTCGAAAGGCGGTGCTGCCAAGAAGTTCCCTGATCTGACGGGTGACGGTAAGGTCACACAGGCAGATATCCTGAAGGGCCGTGGAGTCACCAAGAAGAAGGGTGGCGGCATGGCGAAGAAGGGTTATGCCAAAGGTGGCATGGCCAAGAAGGGTTATGCGAAGGGAGGCCCTGTTCGATCTAAGATGTCGGCTAAGGGTGGTAAGCGCGGTGGAGCTTCTCGTAAGCCACGCGGCGTAGGTGTAGCATTAAGAGGTTACGGAAAGGCTCTCAAAAAATAAGGAAAAATTTTGCCCTATCTACAAAGCAACATCCCGCATTTCAAGGCGTGGGTGAGAAGGGAATATACTGTCAATCACGAGCGATACCATGGTGAGTTTTTACACGCCATGGTCATCGCAGTCACTACGATGCCTACGAGGTGCTTGAGTTTTCAGGTGATCTTTACGGGCTGCGAATCTGATGATGATGAAAACGAACCAAACGTTCATGGCGGTGCCATGTGGGCGCGCATGCCTATCACTGCGTTGGTTGCGGATACGCCGCTTGATGAGTGGCCAGAGGCTATGGCGGTGCATCATGCGCAGCCGTGGGACTGTTCCAGTCACCATCATGCTGTATATGTTCTAGATCGTGCGACGCCATGTCCTTGGCTTGCAAAGATCGATGGTGAGTTTCACCCTGCGAAGTATTTGTTCACTGTGGATTATGCAGAGAACGAGATTGCAGATGATCCTGCGCAGCACAAGCAAAGCCATGTGATGGAGTTGTTAGATGCTGGTGAGTGGACAGGAAATATTGTAGCCTTGCCCAACAATAGGGTGAGAGTGACGCATCCTGCGTGGTTTGAGACAGGCGAGGGTGCACCGGATTTCAGGCCTTCTCAGCATATACATTACAGTAAGTCCGATTTAGATTACGTTCTGGATACACGACAGATCTTTGATAATCTGTACGCAGACAGAGAGTAGCCTGCAGGTAAAACAATATGGCAATTGAGCGCGGCGTAGACGATATTGATGTAGATGAGTTGGACATTGAAGACAACTCTAAAGAGATTCTTGTAAACGCTGCGCCTGAAGAAGGCGGGATGTTTGATGATGTCGAGGAGGGCGATGAAGTTCTTCTTGATGACGGCACCATGGTTTTCGGCATGGATGATATGGCAGATGAGATGCCTGTTGATTTCAATGCCAACCTCGCTGAGTTCATGGATTCGCAGGACTTAGGTCGCATATACAGCGACTGCATGGGTGATATTAGGGATGACAAGTCTTCTCGTAAGGATTGGGAAGACCAGTACAAGGAAGGGCTAGAGTTTCTTGGGATGAAGTTTGAAGACCGCACGGAGCCGTTTGATGGTGCTTCGGGTGTTGTTCATCCTCTTCTCGCGGAATCGGTCACACAGTTTCAGGCTCAAGCATACAGAGAGTTGTTGCCATCTGGCGGGCCTGTTAAAACACAGACTGTAGGTTTCGGTACACCTGAGACTGATCTACAGGCTGCGCGTGTTCAGGAGTATATGAACTTCATGATCACGCAGGAGATGAAAGAGTATGATCCTGAGACTGATCAGATGTTGTTTTATCTCCCGTTATCAGGCAGTGCCTTTCGTAAGGTGCACTTTGACCCGACTGTAGGTCGGCCTGTTTCTCGTTTTATCCCGTCTGAGAAGTTGATTGTGCCGTATGGCACGACCAGTTTAGATAATGCACCGCGTATCACGCATGCGATTGATATGTCGATGAACGATGTGCGCAAGCTTCAGCAGTCTGGTTTTTATCGTAAGACCAAGATGCAGGACTCAACGGACTACGTTGATACAGATGAGATCGAAGAAGAGATAGATGAGCTTCAGGGCTTGAAGCCATCAGGCAGTTCAAACGATGATTGTGAACTGTTTGAGATGCACGTTGATCTGGACATACCGGGGTACGAAGACCTTGATGCTCAAGGTGAAGAGACAGGCATCAAGCTGCCGTACATTGTAACTTTATCGCCCACTCAGAATACTGTTCTCTCGATTCGCAGAAACTATTTGCAGAATGATCCTATGCGTAAGCGCATTGATTACTTTGTGCATTATAAGTTTTTGCCCGGCGTTGGGTTCTATGGGTTTGGATTGACTCACATGATTGGTGGGTTGTCTAAGGCGTCGACTTCTATTCTGCGTCAGTTGATTGATGCGGGTACGCTTGCGAATCTGCCTGC